TCGAAACCAGCCTTCGCTGATGTGCAAGTCAAGTCGTTCCTGTGACATGAACCACCAATTGGTGTATGCGGGCCACTCATTGGAACACTCGGTTTCAATCATGTATTCATCGTCGCCTGTGATGATAATTTGCTTGATAATTTCATAACTCATTCTTCTTCACCTCCGTTAAGAAAGTCTTGAACAGTCATGTCCTTGTTGTTGTCGGTGATGCAAAGCGGGGTAATGATAGCGTTCTGTTTGCTTGTTCGTGCAATCTCATAGAACGCGTTGCAGTGCATACACTGAATCCGCATGTGGTCAACCTGTGTTTGGCTCGCACCGCTTGTTTTTTCAACAATCCAAGAGTGACCCGACTCAGCACAGTGGTTAAGGTCTTGCAGTTTGTGGACGCGCTCAACCATCATCTCGGCTTGCACCGCCATTTGCGCTTGCTGGATACGCATCTTTTCCAATGCTTCTTCGGGACTCATTCAATCACTCCCATGTATTCCTTGAACAGTTCGTAGTGTTCGTTGCGACCTGCTTCACCAAGTCCGTCCCATACGGACTGAATGAAATCACGCAAACGCTCAACTTCTTCAAGGAGAAGTGGTGCGTCTGCTATGAGTTCTTCATCAGCCGTGTTGTACGGTATGCTTCCGTCGCGGATTGATGTCACCGACCAATGGCCGGGTGTGCGTCCTTCGTATTTGTCTGTGTCAATCATTCAATCACCTCATATCCAACAATAAACCATGCGCTGTTGAGTATAGCGTTCTGCCATTCCCCGCATGACTGGCATGAGTAATCAGCATTTATTTTTGAAAGTGTGAGGTTGCCTCCATTCTCTCCGCAAAAGCAACAAGGTGGTGTGCGTCCTTCGTATTTGTCTGTGTCAATCATTCAATCACCTTACCTTCTTCATCTTTGTATAGTCTAAGCGTTCCAATGTATTCGCATCCTTCAAGGCGCATCGTTACACAATAACCTTCATCACGACTTCCCTCATCAATGCTCAACAGTTCACGCAACCGCTCGACTTCTGCGAGTGATTCGTTGTATGCTTCAAGTAGTTCCACCAAATCTCTTCGGCTCATGTTGTCTAAATCGTCTGTGTCAATCATTCTTCCTCATCCTCCATGCGAGTGATTTCAATCTCATAGACTTCGTAGTCCATCATGGGAGCAGAATCATCATGCGCCCATGCGTCCTTCTCCGCTTCTGCATCATTGTCAGCATACACAACGAAAGTGTATTTGACTGTCTTCACAACTTCGTATTCTTTGCTCATTCAATCACCCCCATCAATCGCGCGACTTGGTTTAAGTATCCAGCACCGCTTGTATTAGCGCGGTCACTGAATGCTTCTTCAAGCAACTCCATCAGTTGTTCGTGTTTCATTCTTAGTTGGGCTTCGTTCATGTTTGTTTGTCGGGTCATTTTCATTCCTCCATTTGTTCCCACCATTGAGGCGCGGGAGTACCTTTGTTCCACGACGCAAAGCGTCGCTTGTCTTGTGAGTAGTATGTCCGATACGCTTCTACGGTAGTGTAGCGCGAAGTATCGTAAAGGTGCGGGTATCGTTCTTTATTGAAAGCGCGAGCGAAAGCAGTGCGTACTCCCATAGGTAACAGGCGAAGCGCGTCGTTGCTGACCATCTTGAGAATCTTGACTTCGCAAGCATGTTCGCGTGAGAATCTCAATCTGTATTCCGTACACAACTGATAGGCGTGGTTGTAAAGCCACATGTAGTTGTTGATGTTGATAGAAGTCCATACCGTACATGGGTGATGTTGATAGCCCCCTCGGTACGGACGGCCATTGGCATTGAGTGGCATGAGTTCATCACCCGCTCCGTGTTTGCGAAGCGCACTCGCCATCATCTGCGCGCTCTCGACTATCATTTTTGGTATGTGTTTGTCGCACATCATTCGCGCGGCAAGGATAGGGTCTTCGTCCAATACGAATATGTTCATTGAATGCGCCTCCACAGTTGTTCCTTTGCGTCGGGACCTTTCCTAACAAGGGTTGACTTCGTGAAGTTGGGGCTGACCCTCAAGATGTAAGAGAGGACTTGGGTGTTCGGCAGTTCCTTGTGATGGAAAGGACGGTTGCGTTTGATATACAATTCCGGTGTGTAGTCGCGCAACGCCAATCGTATCGAGTGGCAACTATGTTCTTCTCCTACGGGGACAATCTTGCAGATGTAATCATGGTATCGTCGGTGTGCGGGTTTCATTGGTTTCATTCTTCTTCACTTCCTTTCTTTGCTTGTTCTTTTTCGTACTGCCAAGCGTTTCCAATCTTAGCAATCTCTTGATTTCTTTCGTCAACCATCGCGTGGTTTCCGAAGTTGAGTGGTGGTAGTTCTCCAGCGACAACGCCTCCGTGTTGAGCGATGAGTTCCATCAATACTTGTGGAGTGACGAATGCTTTCATCTTGTCTTCACTGTTGTAGCATTCGGGTGTACCGTCTTCAACCACAATCTCCACCGCGCCGTAAGACTTAGCGAAGTCATTGCGAGGTGAGCAGTAGTTGATGCTTGATGCTTGCACGCTGATGACAGTTCCATCCCTGCATAGGATAGGTTTGAACATCATTCCCATTCCCCCGTCACTGGATTGAAAGACTTGGCTTCGGGTTCATCGGGGACTTCGATGCGTGGAGCGATGAAGGCCACCCAATCTTGACAAGGGAGTTCCATGCGAAGGATGTTCGGGTGTCCGCGTTGAGCGCCACCGTAGAAAACAATGTCGTCCGAGACTCGCTTGTAATGTTTGTTCACAAGGCGTATCAGTTTGCTGTCATACCAAGCGTCGTGGATTAGAACAAAGTCTTCATCGTTGGTTTGCATCCGCAAGTTGTCACAAGAGCGCATCGTTGTTTTGTCAACACTGTTGGTGGTCGCGAAGTATTTCTCATTCACACCGAAGTCATACTCAAGTCCGTGATTGATGAGTAAGTCTTGTCGCGCCGCATCAGTGACAGGTACAATGAGCACAGTCGATGCGTCATGCAAGATACCCGAAGCGTGTCCGTTTGCACCTTCCCATGCGTCGGGACCGGATGTCAAACGGAGAGGGTTGGTCTTTCCTTCCAACCACTTCTCGGTTGTGATTCGTACAGGCATTCAGTCCACCTTCCAGTGCTTGTTCTGTCGGCCCTCAGCGATAGCAAGGTTCGCAGACATGAAGTCGGCAAGACCTTTCTCATCAACATCGCCCCACTCTTTTCGCTGGAAGCGATAGTATTCTTCGGGGTTCATACCGTATGGTGCTTCGGTCATGAACTCACCTGTCGTTGGAACAAAGGTGCGCTCCGGCATAGAGTCACATGGTTGAGCAACAAGGCTACCTCGGTGTCCACTCATGTTGAGGTCGCGTCCCATGTAAGACCAGCCCCATGCGCCACGACATTGTGCGCCACGACATGGGCAGTCGCCAAGCATGATGGGTCGTCCGTCAACATAAGCGATACCAAGTACGCGCGTCGGTTCACCGAACATCTCACGGATGACTGAGTAAGTATCAACCCACTCACCATCGTCGTCTTGAAGCATGAATGCCTCAGTGAGAATCATCACTCGGTCTTCGATTGTTTCATCGCTGAGGTCAATGATTTGTCCAACGCTTCGTGTCACTTTTCTACCATTAGCATTGGTCGTTTCTTTGTTCTCTGCGTTCAGTGTCCATTGAATGCTCAAGACATCATCTCCTTAAGAATGTCAAAGAGCGCGCGGTTGTCTTCTGTTGTACGAGCAGTCATGATGTGGTGGCTGATTCTTCCCTTGACAATATCAACGGTGGTCATGTGGTATTGCGCAAGCACTTCAAGGATGAGTGGCTCAGTGAAGAGGTCATCGTCATCATCAGTGCGAGGGATGGGTTCGTTGGTCAGCAGGGTACGAAGACCATCATCGTCGTCAGCACCGAGGTCAGCGAGAACCTTCTCAGCAACCTTGACAGCATCGGGTGTGTCTTCGTTGGTGAAGGTGTTGCCACCCTCTTTGGTGTAGAGAGGTACAGGTATCTCTTCGCCGTCAACACTCATACCCAACGGGAAGTAATGCACGCGCATCTCTCCTTCTTTGTTGAGCATTCTCGTCTTGCCAATCATCTCGTAGTTACCTGCGGCATCACTTAGGTTCGCGTGTATCCTTTGGGCAACCACATCGGGCATGGCTTCTGTGTCAATGCAAGCGAAGACTTCGCTGGCGGTCATTGGTCGGTTCTCACTTGTCACAATTCTTGTGACAAATGCAATCTTGGCTTCGTTCTTGTTTTGTTCGTATTTGTATCTTGTTGGGTTCATAATAAATCCTCCATTCTTGCTACGCGCTCATCATTCCATGAGCAACATAAGTCAAGGGGGTGGGGGGAGGCGAAGGAGTGAACAAAGCATTCACCTCCCCCCGAAAAAAGTTAGCGTAGGCCGCTACCCAATTGAGTGTGTGTGCAGGTTGTTAAGGTTAGCGCGTCACTTGACTTGAGCCTCAACAGTGATGTGCTTAACATTCCATGTCTCGGTGAAGTCTTGCACCTCAGTCAATCCAACGGTCTTAGGGTTCCAGTTACCGCTTGAGTTAGCCTTGTAGGAAGACACAGGGACTTGCAGTTGGTCGGGGTTCTCAGCGAACCATTGACCCATCGCTTCCAAGTCATCGACAGGCTGTCCAGTGTGAGCCGCGTAGGTGTTGACTGCGGCGAACGCCATGTGTTCAAGGAGGTTGGTTGCCTTGCTTGAGCGCTTCATCATCGTCTCAATGCCTTGCGTCTTGCCATGAAGTGTACGCTTCCCATCCGACCAAACAGGGTTGTGGGTTAGCGTACCTGTCATTGCTTGAGCCGCGTGGAACATTGTACCATGCGACTTAGCGTCCAACTCGGAGCCGTTCTCTTTGCCCATCGCAACATAGCCGAGGTCGGGGTTCATCCATCCCGATAGCACTGCGTTGTATGCGTGACCGCCAGCCATCTTGACTGCATCCTTACCCAAGTCACCGAGGGTGAGAGAAGTACCGCCGGATTCTGTCTGCGCGAATTGATTGAGGTCAGCGACATGAATCTTGACAGTCGGTGGTGCAATCAATCCTTGCTTGCTGAACACAGTGAGTACCTTGTCAAAGAGGTTCTGTTCAATCGGAAGGTGGCGAAGGATGTGCATGGCAAGCAAGTTCTTCTGCGCGTCGTGCAGAGCAGTGGTGACACGCTCAGCAAATTGGTCAGCATCGAACTCAGCCATGTTCCCTTTCATGTGTCGCAACTTGGATTTGTTACCAGCCATGAGAAGGTTCTGCACGCCACCACGCATGGCAAGGTTGCCACAGTAGGTGCGAAGAACAGACATGAAAGACTGCAAGGCAGACTTACCGTCGTGAGCATTCATGATGGTGACACCAATGCGGTGACCGCCATGCTCTTCGACAAGCGCGTCGCTGATTCGGTTTGCGGACAGGTTGACATAACCAAAGTTACCAAGATTGGTTGCACTCTCTTTGCGAGTCTTGGTTGCGTAGCCTGTAATGTCAAGGTTCATGATTGCGCGCTTACCATTGTTGATGGAGTAAGCATCCCAACTGATGAGTTCCTTACCTGCTGAGTCATTGATGCCGTTGATACACTCAATGACAGGCTTGAACACAGTGGGGTGGTCGATGTGTTCAAAGTGTTCACCGATGGCTCTGTTGAGCATGACACCGAATGGGTTGTCTTGGTCAGCAAGGGTTGGATTGACGATGCAACGCACCTTCGCTTCACCTGTGTTGGGGTTGCGCGGGATGTGAACAGTCTGCTCGCCAGTGATTGGGTCAGTCCGTACCTGCGCCATCTCCACAACATCTGCTTCAAAGTTCCAAGCGCCCATCATGTCTTCGTGTCGCTTGCCGTCAGCAAACGCCTTAGCGAAGTCAGTGTTGAGGTTGGCCTTGATTTCCTTAGCGGCGGCGAAGCGAGCCTCGCGTGCTTGTGCGGCTTTGGCTACTGCGCTTGCCTTCTTCTTGGCTTGTGCAGTGTCGTCAACAACTTCTTGATTCAACAACCCAATGTCAACACCTGCGCCTTCAAAGGAAGGGGTGCTGTCATCGTAGTCGTCCTCTGTCAATGGCTCGTCTTCTTCTGTCAACGGTGCGTCATCGTCAGTCAACGGTGCGTCATCATCAGTCAATGGCTCATCATCATCAGTCAATGGCTCATCATCGTCAGTCAGCGGTGCATCATCATCAGTCAATGGCTCGTCGTCCTCTGTCAGCGGTGCGTCCTCTGTCAGCGGTGCGTCACCATACTCAATCCAAGCATCGGACATGTCTTTGAGTTCAGCGTGGATGGTGTGTCCTGCAAAGTCTTTGTAAACTGACGCGACACTCAAGAGTGCGCCGTTCATTTTTGTGTCTTGCAGTAGAAGGATGGTTGTGCCATCCACCATTCGCTGATGTGCGATGCATGAGTCGGGGACCCACACTTGTTTGCTTTCGTTCGTCGCGCTGATGAAGATGTTCATCTGCGTCATGTTTGGCTTCTTTTCCATCATCATACCGATGATGGAGGTTCTGTTTTCTGGGTTCATACTTGTTCCTCCGTTTGTTTTTTGTTTGTGTCCGTGGACTGTGATTCGCGAGCCTTCAATTGCTCGCAGTATGTATTGAGGATTGCTTTGTGTATCTTGAACGCGGCACTTCTATCGTAAGCATCATCGCTTCGTATCGTGAATCGCATCAGTACCAATCCTCCGTGAGTGGTTCGTCTTCCTCAGTGAGTGGCATGTCCTCTTCTGTAAGTGGCATGTCCTCTTCTGTAAGTGGCATGTCTTCCTCGGTGAGTGGGTCTTCAATCAAACCCATGAGGTCATCGTAGGAACTAATACCGCGCGCCATAGTATCACCTGTGGCTGAGGGTATAAGAACATTGTCGCGCGTCGGTGCTTTAACGACCTGTGAATAAGTGAAGTCACAGATGTAAAAAGGTGCAGTGACTGTCGTGGATACCCATTGGGAGCCACGCGGCTTACCCATGACGCGAGCGTCAACCCATGTGTGACCTTTGAGAATCCCATGAGGCAGGTCATGATATGAGCGCGCCGGAGAAAGGAATTTCTCTCGGTGAATGCTGTCGTGTCTTACAAAGGCAGAGCCATTGAGGACTCGTCGGCCATCGCCACCGTCGTTCGTTTGTAGCGTGATGAAAGTCGCGGGGTCTTCCATGAGCATCGTCAGTTCTTGTACTTGGTCGGGGTTCATTCTTCTTCACTTCCTTTTGTTTGTTCTTCAATGTAGTCTGCAACGAGGTCTTTCGCATCTTCAATGAGCGCGTCGTTGAGGGTGTTGAGTTGGTCGGTGGTCATGCAAGCAACAAGACACTTTTGCGCGTGTCCTGTTGAGCAGTGGAAATCTCTTGCGATGTATCGACAGAATTGATTGATGACAAATGAGCGCATCCTTCTGTGAGATTGGTGGTTGACTTTGACGAACTCGCAGTGAGTCTTGTATGATTCTTCACCGTTGTAAGAACCGTCAAGCCAGCAACGAAACATTCGTCGGATGAAATGGTTGGTGTCGTCAGTGAGTTGCGTGCCGCCACAGTTCAAGGCAATCTGCTTCTTGATAGGATAGTCATGCATACTCATGAGCAATCCTCCATCATGTCTTCGGGTTCGTAGTTACACCCATCGAAGTGAACGCAGTTGGGGTAGTGGTCGGAACGGTCATCAGCGATGTAGCCACAGTCGGGACAACCTGCTTCTTCGCGCTCCGTTTGCTTCTGTTCAAGTTCATCCATCGCTTGGTCCATCAAGGTAAGCGCTTGTTTGTTTACTGCTTGAAGTGCGAAGGCCATTTGCAAGAAGGTCAATGTGTTTTGAGGTTCACCAAAAGGGAGGTGGCGCGCCGCAGTGACAAACGAATCGCAAGAGCGACAAGCGTAGCCATCTTCAAGGGTGGCAAGAGGTTCAGGGTTGTTGCGCTCAGTAGGGTGGTCAGCCAATTCAGTCGAGCAAATGATACAAGCATCGCGGTCACTCATTGTTGCCACCTTCCGTGTTGTCGTCCATTCTCATTATCCACTTGTCATGCTCTTGGAGTATAGGGATGATGAAAGACCTGCGTGCGGTAAGCATACCAAGTTCAGTCGCGGGACCGATGAGTTGGTCCCCGCCGAGATAGTTAAGGAAGACGATTCGGTCTTGAACAAGCGTGCCGTGAGGCATCTTGAGAATCACTTCGCGTCCAATGTCTGCTTCTGTCCACCCGTCTTTGGGGATAGGTGTTGGCTTCATTCAACCGACCCCTTGAGGTTTGCGATGAGTGCCTCATCGTGTTCGGGGTCGCCGTTGGTTGACAGGCTCATGTTGGTGGCAAACAAATTGTATGCGTGTCGCCCAATGATGCGGAGTAAGTCAGCCTTCCTGTGTTTAGGTTGCGCGCCACTGATGTCGTTCGTGTCCATGTGTTCAATCAACTCAGCCTTCTTCAACTTGTGAAGTTGGTTTTCATTCATCAAGTTCTCAATGATTTGTGACTCGTTGACTCTCAATACATCAATGATTCGTCGCGAGTTGCGTAGTGCATTCGCAGTGAGCGAGAACTCAATGGTGTAGTTCGTTCGTTGTATTCCGAATACCTTCGCGTGGTATGTTCTTGTGGCAACATAACCGTCGCGGGCATGTGTTTCAATGTACTCTTGCGCTTGCGCTTTGGTACGGAATGTTCGGGCTTCGTTTGTTTGTGTGTTTGTTATGTGTATTTGGGTACTCATTGTGTTCCCTCCGTAGGGTTGGTGGTGTCTGCTTGCAGTGCAAGCATGGACTGTAACCATGCGGCGTAGCATGGTGATGGTTTGGTGCTGTCAGTGGTGTGCTCTTCGTACTCTTCAAAGATGTACTCGTCTGTTTCAATTCGCATCTTGAGTGTGGTCATTCTTCTTCCCCCTTTGTGTGTGGACAGCCACAAGCAGGGTGGTCAAACCCTGCTCGACATACCATCCAACTTGTTCCTTCGTCACTCATGAGGTCAGTCAACTGAGGCCAGCGGCAAGTGGTGTCCTTTGCTTCACGGACAACCGTTCGGCCAAGTATTACATCGCCGCGCTTCAAGCCTGTCCAAAAGAAAGGGTTTCGCATGAGCAAGGGTAGGTCTTTGGATTGATTGGAGTAGGTGGTCATTCGGATTCCCCTCCCAAGCAATCCTTGTTTGGCTCAACAATGTGTGTGCGTACAATTTCGTAAGAGGGTACTTCGTCGTTATCAACATACCACACCACCCCGTCGTTGAGGTGATTTCCGTGTTGGTCAAAGAACTCCCATGTGCGGTCATCCCAATTGTCATGTTCCCCTGCTTGGTCTATTCGCACCTCTACGAACTGTCCATTCACAAGGTAGCGGTATGTGCAAACGGGGCCAAGAAAGTGAGGCGACTTCATGCGCTCCCCTCCGTTGGTTCAAAGCCGAAGTCAATGCAGACCTGTGGTTTTGGTTGAGGTAGGAAGGGAGGTATGTCGTGGTGAAGTTCGGATGAATCAGTTGGCTCAAAGCCGATGGCTGATTGAACTTTGAAGTCAACGGCTTGGCGGATGTGGTTGGTAGCGCGGCGTACATCTTGTTCAGCAAGATGCATCCAATGGAGGTGGCGCTCAACAGGATGGGTGGGCATCCCACTTTGACATGACACGCGTTCTGTTGAAAGCGTGATGGTGGTGCGTTCTTTGGCGCGAGCAATCTCTTCGTGGATGGTCACTTCACTGTCGAAGATTTTGCGATGAACGATGTACCAGTTCTTGATGATGGGGTGAGTCATTGGTTTCGCCTCCATGAGTACCTGCGGTTGTGTTCAGTCACTTGAGTCATGGTGTGTTCGCCTCGCAAGATTGCCGCGAGAGCAGTGGTACTGCGTGGCAGGTGATGATGAGAAGAACCGTATGCGTCAATCATTCTGTCCATGATGATTCGTGCTTTGGTTTTCTCACCGACAGCCATGACACCATGAACCAACTTCATTGTGTTAGCGCGTCGAGTCTTTGCGTTGCCACTCATACTGTGTCACCCCATTGAATGTGGCGCGCAAGTCTGTCAAGCGTTGTGCTTCGCATGTCATCTTTGTCTGCTTCAACGAAGTCGGTGAGTAGCGCAAAGAATGCGGCCATGTTTTTGAGGTCAAGCGAACCGATGGCGGCGCTTGTGATTCCTGTTGGGATGAGATGAAGAATGGCATTGTAAAAGGCGACATCACTGCCGGAGCCACTCACTTCGCCAGTTCTAAGGTAGCGCTGATGAACTTCTTTGACTGCTCGAATGATGTTTGCTTCACTCATTGTTCAACACCTCTTGCGGGTTGGTTTCGTGGAATCGAATTGCGATAACTTCAGTACCGCGAATGTTTTCAATGGCATGGTTGAACCACCAGTACGCACCTTCAAGCGGAGCGTCTATGTCCTTGTGAAGAACAGTCGTCAATCCGTTGATGCTTTTCGTGTGGCCGCAACATTCGTTCACAAGCAAGACCTCGAACTTCAATTTCATAGCGCCGTCGCCATGCTCTTGAGCATGAGTCATGTTTTGTCGCAAGAGTTCGTCAAGTCCTTTAGTGTTCAATGCGTAGTGGAAAGCACCTGCGTTTCCGTACCAGTGAATGTCACCCGACGCAAGCATGTCATGTAGTTCAGCAGTCATTCTTCCTCACCTTGTCCATTGAATGCGGCGAGGTAGTTAGCGTGCTGTTGCAGTTCTTTATCAAGACGATAGCGTACTGTGCCACTGGTCGCGAAACCTGTGACAAGCACTGCGCCTGTCACTCGCTTCACGGTGACTGTTCTTCCATCGTAGTTCACTGTTTCTTTCGTTCCAGTAGGTGTGTTCGTTCGCGACAGTCTGTTCACCACTTGAGTAAGCGTTTGCTTACTGTGTGGTACGGCAGGATGTCGTTCAACATGCATCACTTTGCGCGTTAGCAGGTCGGGTTTCGGGGCTTCGTAGCGGGGGTTCATTTTTGTTGTGTTTTTCATGGTTGTTCACTTCCTTTTTTTTCTTGTGTCCGTGGACTGTGATTCACAGAGAGTCCTCCGTGAGTGGTTCGTCTTCTTCTGTGAGTGGTTCATCTTCCTCAGTGAGTGGTTCGTCTTCTTCTTCATCCGAAGGGAAGGTCATGTATTCATTGTCTTCACCGTGAGATACTGATGCGACACCTGCTTGAAGCATCGCGAGAGTAGTGTATTTGATTTTGTCATGCGGGATGCCTGTTGCTTGAACGACTCTCCAAAAGCATCGCTCGTCACCGCTTCCGTTCTCACCAATGCCGTCGAGAACAAGGAAGTAAATGTCCTTGTGTGATGAGCCTCGGAAGATGCGGCCAATGGTTTGAATGCGAGAGCGAACACTGTTCGTGCCGGTCATCATGGTGAGGCACTGTAAGTCGGGAACATCGAAGCCTTCCTTGAGGGACTTGCATGAGAGTAGCGCGTCGCTTGCTGACTCTTTCCATCGTTGAAGTTCGCGCTTAGCATTCTTAGCGTAGTGCTTGAGTCGATTCTTGAAAGCAGGTGTGTTGAGTTCGGGGTAAGCAAGCGCTTGGTCGTGTGACAATTCCATACCACTGTGATACACATGAGGATTGATACCCTCATCCATGCACATTTGATTGAGTCGTTCAATACCGAAGATGGTTTCATGTAAGTACATGGACTTCTCCCCCAACTTCAATCTCATGATTGCTTGAGTCACATCAAAGCGAGCCGCAACATCATTCTCCAATCGCTTGCGCATCATTGTCTTGTATTTGTAAGACTGCAAAGCGGCGGCGGCATCTCCACCGAGGTGTTTGTTTTGGAATGACAACAGCCTGTCGGGGTTGCCACCTGCCTTGTCCACCGCAGACTTAGCGGCGTGGTATGCGATTCGTACCTCTTCCTCAATCTCATAGAGTTGAGTGGTTTCAATAGCATTCGGCTTGACGATGCAGTAGTGGACAGTGAAGTCAAGCGCGTCACTGGTTGTTCGTGATTGCTGAATGCCTTCAATGAGATTGAGTTCAAAGTGCTTCGGAGCGTTCATGATTTGCATGACAGAGATGTCATCGTCGCGCTCCGGTGTCGCAGAGAGTAGAAGGCAAGCGTCGCCTTGAAAGTTCTCAAATTGGATTCGTGTTTTGTCAGCACCAATGGTGTGACATTCGTCACCGATGATGAGGATTTTCTTATCCTTCAAGTGCTTGTTCGCTTTGACTTTCTTGAGCGATTGGTAGGTGGTGATGTAGCATGGCTTGTTGAGTTGATGCTCGTTGCCATAGGCAGATGAACATCGAGCGTACTTGATTCTCCAGCCGCGAAGATGCTCAGCAGTCTGCTTGACCAGCGTTGTTGTTGGGACACAGAAAACAATCTTCGCCTTGTCACCGTGAAGGTTGAGCCACCAAAACATAATCATGGTGGCAAGGTAAGTCTTGCCCGCTCCTGTTGCCGCCTTGACAGTCATGCGATGGTCTTCAAGACCAAGCCACTTGCTGAATGCTTCGTTCTGCCACCGTCGCGCTTTGCCATCGAGGACTTCAGCAGTGATGCTTCCACCCATAGCGTTGATGTTTGTTTCCCTCGTCAATTTTGTTATCGTCATTGAGTCACCTCGATTTTTGTGATGGTGATGATGTCCCCTTCCCACTCAGTGATGCGGAGATGCTCAGCCAAGCGCTTGCTTTTCGCAGTGAAGACGGGAGTGCCAACGCCATCAACACCAACCCACACAGTGAGCGGCATTGTCTTGAGCGCAAAGCGGAACTCGCATGCTTCGCAGTCTTCAGCGCAGATTCCGATGCCGGAGGGAGTCATGCTACCCAACTTGTGAGTGTCCCATTTGTCGGGGAGCGTTGCTTCCCATCGCTCAGTCACCGTTGCTGTCTGTTGTTCTTGTCGTACTTCATCGAGGTAGTAATCCACATCAGCCTCAAGGTTGTGGAGGATGGGGGTCATCATGGCTCGTTGCGTTGCTTCTTCAATCATTTCTGTTTCGTTCATATTGTTCACTTCCTTTTATTGATATTCTATTTTCTTTCTAATAAGAATAATACTATTATTATTATAACAACAACATAAGATTCTTGATAGAACCTTTCGTGTTGGTGCTTCTTAGCGCGACGCAGAACATTAGATGCGCCTCACAGTTAATGAGTGTAATTGTAATCGCTATGTAAGCGAGGTGAATATGATGTGTTGCTTGAGAGGCAACAAGTGATATGTCAACACGGTCTGTTTTCGTGCGTGCTTGACAGAGAAGATGATATATTCTCGCGACGGAGAACGGTGAAAGCACAACCATACGGTTGGCGACTGCCTGTATGTTATGCCGGAAGAGCAGACGAAGCGGTACGCTGAGTCTGCGAGGCATAAAAAAAAGGTGGGAGCCAACCCACCATCGGTGTCGCGTTAATCCTGCCGCGCTTTGATGGTATAGGGTTGACTCCCTTGCAGGAGAAGGAGCCTCTTACTGGAATCGAACCAGTCAACACCCCTGTACCAAAGGGGGAATGCTCCATGCATATCAAGAGGCTGGAGAAGGCGTAGGCCGCCACCCAAATGAGAAGGAGTGTGAGGGGTTGCTACTCAATCAAAGGAGAAGGCTGTCCACAATGCTGTCCTGTGTTGTGCCGGACTTCTTCCAGTCAGCGTCGCCTCGGAGGTAAGGGAGATACCAGCCGTTCTTAGGAGCACTGTCGTGAGTCATGTCAGCAGACGGGTCAACGAAGCACTGTTGAAGCGCTTCAATGGTTTCGTCGGACACATACTTCCGAAGGTCATGGTTGAAGGTGACAACGCCAGCCTTGACAGCGACGGTACACCATGCAATTCCAAGAAGTGTGCTTGAGGAAGCATCCTTCATGAGAGAGGAAGCCCATTCACGGTTACCACCCTTTGGGGTGCGCCACGAAGCAAGACCAGCGAGGTTTGCGCCACAGTGGTTTGCGACCTTCTTCAAGAAGTCAGCCGCTTTGCTGAGGTTGAAGCCTTTGCCAGTGATAGCGATGCCAGCCTTCTTATTCACACCGTTGCGGTAGAAGTTGAGAGCGTTGCCGTTGAGAGCATTGTCAGCACCAGTGAAAGCGAGGATTGCACCTCGCACCACTGCCATGCGGTCAGCATTGTCGTCGGAGTTGACCACTGCCATGATTTCTTCAAGGGTCACCATGTCATTGGACTCAACCGATGCTTCGCCGAGAAGGTCTTCAACAATGTCGTTTTCCTCAGTGAGAGGTTCGTCCATGTCGTCTTCCTCAGTGAGAGGGTTGTCAATCTCGTCATCAGCGCTAAGCCAGTCTTCAAGCATTGGACCGAAGTGGTCGTTGATTCTGTCCTTGAGAGTGTCGTTGAGAGTGCAATCAATGCCGGACTCTTTCACCATGAGCCAAGCAGACTTGGTTAAAGCAGTCGCTTGACCTGTGTTGAGGCCACTCTTTCGTCCATTCTCAAACCATGTCTTGATTGAAGTCAAGCCAAAGCCATGTGCCGCAACAAAGTGAGCGATTTTCGCCGCTACCTTTGGTGCAATACTGAACTTCTCCTTGTTCAACTGCGTGTTCGGTTTTCCTGCCTTCTCGTCGAGAGCGCCCCGTACTGCATAAGTACGGAACCCAACGAGTAGGTTGTTTCTGTTCGTTCCTGTTTCTGTTGTTCCTTGCATATTATTCACATACCGCCATCAGTCGTTGCTGAGGCGAAATCTGTTTCATATTCCGCGTCGCCTTATAAGGGGGTGTACCCAAAATCGGCTTGCGTCTTGTTTCGCGCTAACTTGCGCTAAGGATTGCAAGTGCGCGAACGCAACCATACGGTTGGAGGAGCGCGATGATAATTCGGTCTTCGCGGGACGACAACCCGCGCGAACATCGCGTGATTGCCTGTCGCGATGCAGTGCCTTAGCGCTGATGTATCCTTAGCGCTACACTGCGTAGCCTTCGCGCTTCGCGGGCAAATACCCCTTCGCGTTAGCCGGATTCGCGCTTCGCGATGGGCAATTTGCCCTGCTTAACCGCATGCGGAATACAGACATTTTTTTCGTGGGGGGTGTAAAAACTACTTGCGCGCATTCCTAAAAAAAATATGCTAATTTTTTCACCAACCGCTACCTTCAAGGGTAGGCTCGTCGTGCGCATCATCATGGGTCGCTTTATCCGCATCGTTAAGGCTGACGAAGCGCCTCGTAAAAAGAATCCAAAAACTTATTCTCAAATGGACAAAAAAGAGCGCGCCATTTTCGATGGGCAGATTGCTTTGAGGCCCTACTTACAGAACCTCATGAAAAAGCCGCCCATGAAGGGCGATGAGATTGACTATGACGCGCTTTACAGTGACATAATTTACGCGAATAATCACATGTTCGCCGAGTTGTTTGATTTGGATGATGAGGCGCGCTATAATGCAGTTCAAGACGAAGAGGGCAACATCACCACACCGAGCATCATGGCTCTCCCTATGCTCACACAGCCCGTACTGACTGCTCTTGATGGTATGATTAAGCACTTCGGTGAAGAATTGGACTTCCGCAAACAAATAGACGAAGAGGACCACGGTTCGCTTGAAGATTTCATGAAGAAAAATCGCGTCCCGAACGACATAAGTTCGTGGATTCGCAATGGTATTAGTGCAAGCGGACGAAAGCGCGAACAGCAACAGAAGGGTGTGCTGGACTACTTGAAAAACAAGAGTAAACACCCGATTAGTGTATCGACTTTGAAAGACATGGAAGACATCCAAGTCTCTCCGCAAAAAGTTCGCGTCGTACCCTCACGACAAGTATCAGCAAGTGAGAAGCGTTTTCAAGAACAGATGGATGAGGCGGCGGCTCAAGGGCGAGAAGCGTTGGGGGCTTTGTCTGCTGACAAGCGATTCAAAAGCGAAGACGGCAAAGTCAAAGCCGCGCGTGAACTTTATGAAAAGGTCTTGCCGCAAGTTGACTTCAAGACCATGAATTTGGAAGAGTCAAGTGCGCTCCCTGCCAGTGTAGCAAAATGGCGCAACTTGATAACCAATAAAGCGCGAGAAGAAGGTATTGACGAAAAAGACGCAGTACCTGCGGTTCAAGAGGATGTGAACAACTTCATGAGAATTTTCTTACAAGAGCGCGCGATTGGAAGCGCAGGTCGCGGAGGCAGGTTTGGCAGTGAAGCGATTGCTGGTCAAGGACCCGATTTTGTTACCCCTGCTTTCTACCAAGCCGCGAAGAATGTCGGTCGCAACATAACGCGTCCTAACGCTGATGAGAGATATGTTGATGCGTTCATGAGCGAACCTCAAAACCCAACATCAAAGAAAAGGAGGTTGGCAATTTCGGAAGGTGATATGGAGGTTGAAAATATGTCCGAATTGCATCCTGCACTGCAAAGGGCGTTGAGTGAAACTGGTATTTTCCGAACAATCAATGAAGCCGAAGGAGTGAGCAGACAAACGAGGGCTGATTTAACAGCAAGCGCCTCGCAAATTGCTGAGAAAGGCGGTGAGAAAACCGTAGGAACTGAACTCAGTGACATTAAATTAGACACACCTAAAGACCAAGCACGCGCGCGCCGTTTCATCTCAAGTGACCGTAAAGAAACTCAAAAAATCACATCGGATTATCGTCTTAAGGACTTGGAGAACATGGTTCTCTTCGGCGACATGACCAATGATGAGTATCAAATCCATTACAATCAAATTTTGAACGATGTGAGTGGAAGGTCATACACCCCTACTTATTTTAGCGAAATACCTAACGGTAATGACTTCCCCGAAGGACACCCATACCGTGATATGTCGGCTGGTGAAATTGAAGAAAAGTCGCGAGTTTTCATGGACATGCTTGTCGGTTCGGGTAGGCACATGTTGCAGTTCAACAGTCATTTAGAGAAACTTGGTATGGACAGAGATGAAGTGGAGAAACTCGCACTACACGCAGACGATATGGACCACCTCCATACGATACTTCATTCGGATAACCCTTACACTGAATTAGAGCGGTTTAACGACAAGGATAAGTCGCGATATGAGCGTGTATTGGAAACTGGTTTGAAACCCGGATACTTGAACAAGTTGAATCATGACTTGCTTGATTTGCGCAAAACTGTTTCGGACATAGGAATCGACCCTATTGATATTGCTGAAATGGGGATGGAGTACGCGAAGAGCGGATTCTCCGTTGAGGGCTACAAAGATGGTTTTAGGAAACTTCTTGGTAAATTCGGCGGTGATGTGTCTAAAGGTGCAGTTTTGAGAACACTCTATGCTTGGAAGCGGTCGAATGACGCTCGCGCTAAAGGTCTTGCACGACAGCATGAAGTCGCAGAGCAGAAAAAGAAATTCCGAGAACATTATCAAATGTCACCGGAAGAGCGCGCTGAGAACAAAATCAACAAAGAAGAATGCAAGGCTTGTCACATTAAGCACTTTGCTAACGAAACTAAGGAAGAGGCTCAAGGACATCACCCGCATCGCCCTCGCGGTGTATCACCATACGCTCTTTCGCGAGTTTACTTACCCGAACTCAATTACAGGTGGGATGACGATGAGAAAAGAAGTCGTGATATTCCACTGATTGCTAATGACGATGAGGTTTCTCTTCTCGCTATTGCAAAATACATCTTTGGTGAGAATGATGATGAATACATTGGGAGTATGTTGCGAAGATATGGGTTGACTGAGCGGGATGGGTCGCCTCTTCAAAACGACGATGGAGTGCTTGATGTAAAGGGCATTGACCGTCGCGGAGTCGAACTGAAAAAGCGTTTGAAGAAAGATATAGAAAAGGCAGTCATTCATCCCTCTTCACCATACCATGACCGAGCCGAAGCAGTAGGGCATGAGTTTGGTCTTGATATGCGCGACCGTATGCGAGGTAAAAGGGGAGCGGCGCGCAGAACACCTCACCAAAGACAAGCGTTAGGGTTAATCCACGCGTCTGCTTTCCAAAACGATGCACAGAGAGAAGAGTCGCGCATTAGGAATTTAACTGCCGCGCAATTTAGTGGAGTTGTTGAAGCATTTGACATTCTCCAAGACATAAAGAGCGGAGCGCTGACGACACCGGAAGGGAAGCGCATTAACATAAAATCGCTGACAAAGATGGATAAGAAAGGGAATGATAGGTCAAGAAAAGAGCGACAACAATTCATTGCTTCCATGTTTGGAGAAGCAAATGCCTCGAAAAGAGCCGAAAGCAAAGCACGACGCTACAATTCCTTTTTGCGACACATTCAACCATCAATTGATGAGTGGAAAGACTATCAAAGAAGTTTCAATGAACAATATGGTCAGCGCATGAAGAACGGTGACTTGAGTAAAAAGTCCAACCCCGAAGGACATGCGAAATTGACCGCGCGCTTGAAAGAAATGCGCGATTTGGCTAAGCAAGACATTCTTGCAGGCATCAACCAAATAAAAGAGAAAAAGATGGGGCTTGCTACTCGCGGTATCGCTGGCCGAGATTATGTCGAAATTGAAGCGAAGGATTTCCACTTACACAGCGTTGCTTCAAACGACATGAAAATTAACATTGGCGGACAGCAGAACGCTGTCGTTGACATTAGGCCACCAAAACGCGAAGGTCAAAATTATGCACTCATGCTCAAAAACCCACTCGAACAAGATGTTGACGAACAAGATGGTTTGCAAATCACCGAACCCAATCACAGCAACAGACTAATATCGTTTGAAATGAGAAGCCCGGCTGAGAAAAAAGCCCTCAATGGCGACATTGAGAATTTATCCGATTTCCTCAAAACCGTTACAAACAGGGCGAGTTCGCATGATAAGACTGCTAATCGCTTAGCGAAGAATGTGGATTACGATAATCATCGTAGTGAACAAGCCTTCGGCGCGTTCCTCAAAATCGGTCACCTCTTAGCGCCGCTTCTTGGTGACAAAGATAACAGAACGCTGATGAACAAACTTAGTGCGCTAACCACGCAACTTTACACCGCTAAAGATGGTCTTCCGATTCCCGATGTATTCTTGGCTGATGGTTATGGAGACGAGCATCGAAGTTTCATGTATCGCCCCGATGAATACATGACGGGTGGTTTAGGGCAAAGCGTTGGAACAGGATTGACTTATCAACAAAACAATCGACTTTTGTATGGGTTGACTGACGCTGAGACGCTACAATCATTGAGCCTTAAACAACATGGTCGCAAATTAACCAAAGACCAATTGAATCTCGCGAACGATGCTTTCCATAATGAAGATAACCCGGATTGGAACGCAGATAAAATCGGTCAAATACTCGGTATTGACACAGAAGATGAGGAAATACCTCAAGAAGAAATGCCCGAAAGCGGCAAGATGAAAGAACATCAAGTGCGAGAATTACTCCAACGCGAGGCTTACGATACAGAAGGGAAGCAAGGTAATTGGGTTATGAACAGTGCAACCGGATGTGGTCTTTGTGGAGGTCGTGGGAAGGTCACTATGGACGACGCGATTTCATTCATCCAAGCACACAACCCTGCTTTGGCTGGCGCTAACCCGAATGGTCCAAAGATGCAACAATACATTCAAGAGAACCTGCGCGCCACAAATCACGGCAGTTTCGATGAGCATCATTCGGATATGAAAGGGCATGAGTTCCCCGGAGTAGCATGCCCCGAATGTGACCAAGCACACCCCGATGCCGAAGGTGGTCGTTGTTCGGACGGTATTTGCGCGCACTGTCATGGTAGTGGTGAACTTGACCCCGACCAAGTGGACGAATACTTCGGTGGATACACTGATGAAGAGGGTAATGTGTTCCACGGACACAAGCAGAGTCCTCACTACGGAGAGCACTACGATGAAAACGGTCTTAGCGCTATGATTGAAGACCGCCTCAATGAAGTGGGTGTTGATAAAACAGGTCGCCATAATTTCACTGCTAAAATGCATCGCGATGCAGTCGAGAATGGGTTAGTGCTACCTCTCACCAAACTGAAAACAATTCAAAATTTGAATAAAAAGCGTTACGCCAAGAGGCCCAACATAAAAATGACTGAAAAGGAATTTAATTATGACGGGCTTCTTTGGGCGAATAAGGCTACAAGCCCTAATGTTAGTTTGAGCGATGCTTTGACCAGCAATCCGATGGATGATGCTATGAGTCAAATCCCCGAATCGCAAGAAAAACTAAGCGCTTTGGAACGCGCGCACCATGAGAATGAAATTCTAAAGCGAGCAGAAGCAATGGCTCAAAAGGCCATTGAAAAAGGGGCGGATGAGGGGCAAGTCAATCAATTCTTGGGACTTATTCAAAACAACCCTAACATCGCAGGAGCGCATGGTCAACCCAACCATAGCGTACAAAGAGCGTGCGCTAAATTACACGATTTGATGCTCAAAAATTACCCCAAGAGATATAATGAGAAAGGGAAGAGCAACAAGAAACTCTTCTCAATTGAAGATGGTGAAGTGAAATCAACGCCGGGGTTGTCTCATGAGCCGCTGATTTACAATCACGGTCGTTGGTTGACTGATGCCGAGAATGATGAAGGGATATTCGCGCCACATAGCAAGGCAGAGCCTCATTTGAGTCTCAAAGATTTGAGAGAGATGTTCAAGCATTCAAAGCCATTGTTAGGGGCGCTCAGTCGCTATTTGAATACAGCGAATTTTGACAAAGAGAAAGCGGAGAAGACAAAAGAAATTGTCGGCAAGATGAAGAAACCTCTCGTCAAACAAAAGTTGAGTGAAATGTCAAACCCTGCATTAAGCGCACTTTACGATGAGTTCAACGCTCCTGCTGATGTTCGCGACCACGAAAATGTTGAAATGGAGGATGCAGAAATTCGTTGGGACCAGTCTTTGCTTGACAAACTATCCGCAGAGGGAATATCTTACTCAAGTGTGAAAGATTATTTATCAGTTGAGAAAGAAGAAGGTGATTCTCCAAGAGGTGGACCGCGAAAGGGGCTTGATGCTGGTCACAAGCAAGCAGTGAATCAAATTGTAAAGCCCATGTATGTCGAATTTGCAAGGCTCTCAATGCTGAAGAGGTTCTTAGAATCGTATGACGATATTTCTCACCCCAACTTCCACAAGAAAGTTGTTGACGCGATGAAAGCAAATGGCAACAGTGCTGATACGCGCCTAAGTGTGGAGAACTTCTTTGAAACAGTTCAAATGCGAGGCGATTTGCAAACATTTGCTTACAATGAATCGGCTCGTATGTTTGGCTATGATGACGAAGAAGACTTGGAACGCTCTATTGATTTGACAAACACGAAGAAACATTTCGGGGTCCGTTCAATGAGTGGTTTGGAGTTCAAAAACGATGTGTTGAAAAATTCCAAAGTAAGCGAGAGTAACGCAGAAGAATTACCTATTGAAATCGACCAACTTTACCAAGATAGCGTTGCCGCTCAATCCTCAGTGACTGATGAAAGTAAAGCGAACGATGAAAGAATTGTCGCGCAAATGGAAGAGATGGCTCTCTTCCGCCACTATCCGAATTGGATGCGAATGCAGGCTATGACTAACCTCATGGCTGAGAATGGCTACGGAAACGCGAGTGAATTACGCGATGCCATACAAAACGGCGAAGTGCCAGCAGAACTCATTGAGCAAATACAAGACATAAACGCGAAAGCGTCAATGTTCCACCCTACAATTAGTTTTGGCGGCTATGATGATTTGGAAACCTACGACGCAGTTGCTCATGCAGGTGAGAGATTACAAGGCCCTGCGACACAGCGAGGAACAGTCCCAACGATTCCTTCTTCGCGGCCAATTGGTCAACAGGTGACAGTTGGACCGCAAGGAGAGCAAATGCGAATGCAACCAAGCGGAACATTACCTCAAGCGGGTGTGCGGGGCAACATTAGCGATGCAAGAACGAGACTCAGTGCTCAAGCCTCGAAGTTCCCACAGCGATACCCGCAAGCGGATGAGGGTCCGGTTCAACAAGCATTGCCGATAACGGTGCGTCGGCCATACGATGACAAGGCGCATGAACCCGGTAAAGCAGGTGAAATGCCTCCGTTCGCGTTTACACCGCCGCAATTGCCTCAGCCTCGGTTCCGACAAATGCCGGAAGATGGTTGAGGATTCTCGATAATCTCATTTCGTTCTTATAAGAATAATAATTAAACTATTGTTGTAATAATAATAATATAATACTGAGAATAGGGTGAATGAATACGCTTATGTAGCGCACGCGTTGTCGCTCAACAAGGAGGCAACCCCATGCAACCAAGCCCTAACCCTTCAAACACAGATGAATTACGCGTATTGGGACTCATATCATTCGTAAGTATCCTTGTTGGATGCGCGATTGCTGTTTTCGACGCACAATTATGGCTCACATCACCCGATACTTACACAAACGCGATTACTTACACTATGGGCGCGTTCACTTTGCAAGGAATGGCCTACTTCATTTACAAAATGTTAGCGCAAGATGGTATGGACCAGCGCGCAGTCATCGCAAACATGCAGAAAAACATGAGTCGAACCATGCAAGCGCAACAAATGAAGTTCGCTCAGCGTCAAATGGAAATGGAAATTAAGAAACAAGAAGCGATTTTTTCACAACAAATGGAACAATTGGAACAAGACCCCGAAGTTCAAGATTACATCAAGTTGATGGAAGGTGATGAAGCGCCTGCTCACAAAGCAGACACCAAAAAACCCATGAAGTTGGGTAATCAAACAGGCCGCAGGAACGCTGACGGGACATTCGCTAAAAAAGGGAAGTGAATGAATGGGATGGTTGTTCAAAACGCCCGGAGATGATGCTACTGAGGCAACACTTCGCGCTTTGCACACTCAAAACACACTTGACACCTACTATGAGAAGGGTAAAGCGTTGGTGTTGTGCGTGATAACAGGATTTGTGACTGCTTTGAGCGTGTCTTTTTTTGAATTGCACTCCGATGTAAGCATTTGGGAGAACACAGTTGAGTGGGTTTACAACAAAGTGCGTGGTTGGGTGACATAATGGTTGCAACGATGGCAGGTAGCGCGCTCATGGGTGCGGTTGTGTATGGTCGCGAACTGTATAACTACCTCAAACCACGCAGAATAGGTGTTTATGGTCCAACGCAAGTAGGTAAAACAACTCTTGACCAATTTATGCGCACTCCGGGCGAGATGGATGACATCGAAGACCGCACGATGCACGCGAAAAGACTCATTGGTGGAGGATATGTTCTTCCGCAGGCTACTCGCAAGCGTCTTCGCTGGAAAGGAGAGAAAAGAGTGGTGCATTCTTCCGATATTGGCGGTCAACAACGCTTTTGGAACCTATGGATTGATGATATGGTGGATAGGCAAGTTGAAATTGTCGTCTTCATGACCGATACGCGCGTGTTAGGAGGTCAAGGAGCCAAAGTTATTGACGCAATTGGTGGTTTTGAGTTCCTTGTTGACGCTTTAATCGAAAAAAGATGGAAATATCGCTCGTTGAAGACGCGAATTAGGGGAAAAAGATACACTCCTAAGCAAATTTGGCTGGTTGCGAACAAAGCAGACGAGTGGTGGGACGATAATGCGAACATTTTGTGGCAATCCAACCGATTACGGGAGCATAAAGTGTTCGATGTGCATCGTCCAGCCATGCGAAGGCTACAAAAAGCAGGTATTCCGTGTCGCGTTAGCATGATGGCGACTAAAATCGGCTGGAATGTCGAAAAAACGATGATTGAAATGCTAAGTTGGTGATGAAATGCTCGGAAATACACCCCAAAATGACCTATTACGCCTTGCCGCACAGACCCAAATGAGCCTTGCACAGATGCAACAACAGGCTTCTGCACAGGCCGCGATGAGTGATGCGAGTACACATATTGAAGTTCCACAGGTGAATTTTTACCCATCACAGCATCCAAACCCCAAAAAAGCGCGAAGAAAGGACATAAAACAGGCATATCGCCTCCTAAAACCGACGAAAAGGTCTGTTCTGTCTCCAAGAAGGTGGTTATTCGGTGGAAAGTACCGATACAACACCAATACCATGCGATGTGTCATTGATGGGTGCGATGTTGAACATCTTTTGCGTATGGCTGGTAATATCTACGAACAAATCATTGATGAAGACACAGGTCAGTCATTATGGGACATTTACTTCAAAAATCCGGTTACGGGAGAGGCTGAAGCCTTTGTAGCGCGCGAAAATGTGACGAGTGGTCGAAAATTACGAGGAACTTACTGCCCCGAACACCTTCACCTGTATCATTTGCTCTGCAAGTGGGAGAAAGAAGAAGAGGCTGAACAAGAAGCGAGCGGTGGGACGCTAAAAGCCAAACTCAAGAAAGGTGTATCCATAGTCGCTGTGCCAGTTAGCAGTATCAAAAAGCAGGATAATACACCTCCAATACTTGCAAAATACGAGCAATTTTTCGCGATGTTAAAGCAAGACAACATTCCAGTCACACATTTTACTAATACTGCAACAGGTATGAATGATTTAGTGATGATTGTCTTTGACATGAGGCAATTCCAAGCAGGAAATAACACGCGAATGTTGCAAGATGCTCTCGCTATGCACCAAATGCAACAGCAAAGCGCACCTATTCCATTACCGCAACAACAAAATGAGGGTAGCGCTTGAGGTGATAACATGGCATGGTGGAATAGCAACAACAATCAGCCCGCGCAACCTGTAAACGGCGCGCTTAATCTCGGACTCGCGAATGGACAACAACAAGTTCCTCAAATGGGTGCAAATTATGCACAACAAGGGTATCAAAACCCATACGCGCCGCCACCGCCACCTACTGAAATGGACATTCTTTCTATGATGATAACCAGTAATCCGATGATTGACAAGTGGTTGTCCGATAACAATGGTGCTAATTTGAACATGCTCATCGCGCTGACAGGCAATATCGTTGCTGTTTCAATGCATCAATTACTCTCAAAGGTTAAAATTAAGGAAACTGACGATGGTTTTTCGTTTGATTTCAGCGGCGTTGAAGGAATGCCTACTCCCGATAGTGTAACAATGGCTCAAACTCAAATGCTCAACGCCGCATCAAACAATGTTCAACAAATGAACATGCAATTCCAACAAATGATTGCAGTCGCGAATCAAAGTTCTATGCAAGGGATGTTAAACACCGCATTAGCCGACCCCGGTATGATGCAATCTGTTGCCTCAACAGGCGGCACTTTCTTGCGTTCGGCGCTAACCGGAGGACGATGATATGGACATGACGAGCATTTATGGTGCTTTGAGTGACATGACGAACTTGCGCAAATCAGTTGTTGTTGACATGATTATGGTGCAACTTATCGCATTGACGCTTGGCTGTTTTCTTATTTTGGTCTTTTCCGGTCCAAAAATGAGTTCAACTGACTTGAGTTGGATTATCGGCGCGCTCTTCATTTGTTTCAGCGCGACTGGCATCGTCTATCGCCGCCTCTCCCAACAAGGTTGACCATTTACCAATAGGACATTGACTGTTTTTGAGCATACTTTTGCCTCTCAAAAAGCAACCGCATAATCCGCACCTATTTTGTTGTCGTTCGGGGCATGATGAGCAAATCCACAATCTCTTCTCTCTCTCTTCAAGAGTGGCTTTTTGTCCTGTTACAATGTCCTTCGCCGCACGCGAAAGACCATTCGCGGTGGCTCTTGTCAACGGCACGCCGCCAATTTTCGGTACACGCTCAAGTCGTTTCCTCATAGAAATGCTTAACGCAGACCGATACTTGGTCTTTGTCATGGCGGAGCGTATAACGCGTAGTTCTTGTAAGTTCTGTCAAGATGAAGGCCGCGACTCATTAGAAGAAATGATGAAGAGCGGACTAATCATCGCTAAGGATTTGGATAAAGATATGGATTGGCGCGAAGGTACGGCTGACCGGCATTTCCGAAATCACATGGGTGATTACCACATGGCAAGCAATAGCGAATGTGGATTTTGCACTTCTTCTAAGCGTGAAAATCTTGAAGAGGCTTATTTCAACGGCGCGATGAGCGCTGATGAAATTGCGTTGGATATTCAAATCCCCGAATCGAGCGTTTATCACCACATCAAACATCACCTCAAACCCATTGTGCAGAAAGGAGCGGCTGAACTCATCATTGTTGAGGCAGGTCAAGAAATGCAAAGCATCCGTAATAATCTGTCACGACTCAACGGTGAACTCGGTCATTTCCTTGATGATGCTGACCGCAATGACCCTCAATATGTTCGCAACATTGTTTCATTACACAAAGAGGTGCGTGAAACAGTGAAAGACATAATGCGCGTACAAGAACGCGCGGCTGGTACAACGAATGAGCACATGACTGCTCAAACCATCAATATCCTCAAAGTTGAATTAGCGAAAGAGTCTCCCGAAGTATGGGCGCGTCTTCGCGGCAAATTGATGGGAGGTGAATGATATGGCTGGCGGTCTTCAAGGTAGCACCAAAGGTCTTCGCTTCAACCCTCGCCAAAGTGCTGAGAATTTAGAAGATGATTCCAGCGTCGGTCGTGAAGATTCCGAAGAGCGCGCTCTCCACGAAGCGAAGAAGCGTGAAAAACAAGATGAACGCGCTAAAATGATGCAAGGTCTTCAACACATGAAGATAAAAATAGAGCAAAAAAGCACCGAAGATGAAGAAGATAGCGACATGAAGCAACAAGCCGAAGTCGGGCAAATGGCAGGACAGGTAGGCCAAAACGAGGCTATTGACGGTGCGAACCCCAAAGCAAGTGGTCTTGGTGCAAACATCATGCTCTCCACTGACTACATTGATGATGCTTTTGAGATGATTCGTAAAAGGCGCGAGAAGCCGTCCTATGATAGCGACAAGCCTCAAAAGACGACAACCATTGATACTGTGCGTGCTCGCGACCGGGCTAAAACTGGTAAGAAGCGAAAATCAAGAAAAAACATTACTCTTGAATCGCAAAAGCGTAAGCGGCGAAGAAAGGGCAAGGGCGCTCCACTCAAAGCAGGGAATGTAAGAAACCCCGGTTCTATGTCAAGCATGGCTGGTGCGCGCGCAGGGTACATGAGTATGGGTCCGGGCTACACATACCGACAGAGAACTGCTCCGCGTTTTTTGACAACATCCACAGGTCGTTCTCGCGCAAAACAATCATATTCCGACCCTCGAAAACGAGAAGCGGAGGCTATGCGTCAACAAATTCGACAAAATCAACCCACTCAAGATATAACCCCTCCCGCACCTACCGTGACACCTCAAATGAGATTGACGCGAGGTCCGCGTGGTCGCGGTCGCTCAAAGCCTCACACAAAAGCCATGCGCCAACCTCGCACAGCAAAAACACCTATGGGTGCGCATACGAGTGAAGAAACATCTCTCGCTGGTGGCAGTGCTTCTGCTATGGCAGGTGGTGGTATTGGTTCATCCGAATCCATCCTCGCTTCGACTGAATTTTTGAAAGGGCGGCAAAAAGTAAACCTCGGCATATCCCCGCGTGATAAGATTGAATATCGTAATTTGATTGACAAACTTAACACTCTGTTGCGTCAGTTGATGCGCAAAGCAGACGGTGCGGGAGGTGCGGACAGTGGTGCGTCACCCAACGCATCGGGTGGCAACACTTCTAATCCGACTGGTGCTACGGAAACGGACCCCGAAGACGACCCTACTCGTTGGGGAGCACATCCGTATGACTTGTATGTCAGCAGAGGTGGTATTGCGTGAAAGGTGAAATCATCCTCAAGGGGAAGGGTGTTTACTACATGGATAAGGATGGTGTTATGCACCCAATGTCCTTCCCTCCGAAGCATTCCCCTCACGACAAAATGTCGCACTTTTACATCAATTCCATGACAGGTAAACCGTTTGAAGAAATCGAACCCGAAGTTCGCGCTCGATTTCCTCAAGAACAAGCCGCACATTTCCTCGCTAATGAATTGTTCAAAGGAGGTCATGTTAAAGAAGAAAATTCGTTGATGGAAGCGAAAAAAATCTTCAACAAAGCGGCGTTTAGGTTCAACAAAATCAAGCGCGATAATGGAGATGACTTTCACACCGTCCCCATTCCGTTTGATGAAGATGGTTCTTTACATCCCGAATACCAAAATAACCACTACGGAGCGCATCAATCTCGGCGCGTTCCAACCGCAAATCGACAAACGCGTGACGAAGAGGGACGACTCATCAACAATCACGCGAACAACAAAGCACACCCAACGCTTGGTGTTCATCTTGAGTCGGCGGCTTTTCACACTCACAAAGAGTTTCTTGATGAGATTAAAAGTCGGGGTATCGAGAGTCAGTTAGGTGCTAAGCAAAATGTCATTGAACCTCAGCAAATCACAGGCGGCGTTACCCGGCGCTACAACTCAAATGAAAAGGACCCTACCTCTAAAGACAATACAGTGTTTCCTTCACACTACGCAGACGAGCATGCGCAGACCGCCGCTTATGGTCAAATATCACCAATGTCCATCGTTGCCATTTTGTCTCAGCGACTTCCCGATTTATTCTCTCCAAGCACCGCAGGCGGTATGTCCACCGAAGTCATGAATGACCTCATGGAGCAGGGCTTTGACCAACCTACGGCAAGAGCAATGGCTCGCGCGCCAATCAATCAGTTGCTTTACGGTCGCGGCAAAGATGGTTCACCGACGGGTTTGCAGACCGTTATGGGAAATTTGAGAGGGGCTATTGATTTCAACAATCCCGACATTAAACACCAAGTTGCTGAACATCGCAGTCATTTTGCCCCAAAGATTCGCGGAGGGGACAGAGGTCGCAACAAAGCCGCTATTGAAATTATGGCTATGTTAAAGACCGCCGAGGAACTTGGAATAGAACCCGCGGCTTACACATCTCGCTCAGCCCCTCCACCATCAGTCATGCAGAACTACATTGAGATTGCATCTCAAGAGGCAAGACAGGTTGATTTTGAGGCTCTTGGTGAAGCCGATGGCATGCATCAAATGCGAGGTAAAGTCAACAACAATTATGACCATCTTCACGACTCTTTTCCAGCCCACCTCAGTAGTGGTTCGGCTGGTGCTATACAAGAAGACGCAAATGATGTGCTCCCACCTCAAGAGCCGATTACAACACTGCCCGATGGGAATACACAAGAGCCGCTTGAGGGCGACCCGCTTAGTGCGTTCGGTGGCTCGGCAGATTTAGCAAACTTCAATCCATTCCCCGAAGGGAGAGATTTTGTAATGTCCGATGATGGTCCTATGGGAATCATCGCGACAATTATGGAGCGCGTGCAATTACACGACGCGGGTGGTTCTTTATTGACCAAGTATGACCCTATGGATTCTTACGACATGAGTCAGTTGAGCAAACAAGTTGGTTTGTCAAGTATAGATGTTCGCGCGATAGCCATGTCGTTTGGTGATTGGGAGGTGTTAGCGAAATCTTTTAACACGACGCATGATGTGGTTCGCGCTATCAAGAAGTCTTGCGGTGGTGCAGTCAATGGTTGAAACATGGGAAATAGAATGGAACAGCAGTATGATTGAGCACGGCAGAGATGCTGGAACAATGGAATTTATTTTCGCGAAAGGCGGCAACCTCTCCGATGTGAACTATGTTATGTTTGATACTCAAGACAATACTTGGGAACCTCTCATCAAGGCTGTCGCGGAGCGCGAAAACTCTCACCCCGACATCATTCGGAAGAATGTTCCAATGTCAACTCAACGAATGCAAGGAGCACAACAGCAAGAACAGCAAGAACCATTCTTGACTACTCGCAACCATCAAGCCGCGCAACCATTCATGGGAACAGCAGTGAGAAATCCTCGTCAAGCAACAAATCAATTCAAAACTGCACAGCGAATGGCTAACATCTCTGCTTATAGGGATAACCCCGGTGCAAGGAATGCTATGCAGGCTGGTCTTTACGGAACCGCCGCTGGACATGCCGCGGCTAACACAGGCCGCGCCCTCATGGGTGCAGGTAGCGCGGCGAAGAACTTCGCACAGGACACTGCCGGACCCGCTATGGGTCGAGCGTTTGGTGGAGCAAAAAACATGACTGGTCAAGCCATAAGAGGCACAGGGGCGGGTATTGCCGCTGGTGCAGGTAAAGCACGCGATTTCATGGCCCGAAAATTTCCGGGTGTTAAGCAACGCATGGGGAACTTCATGCAAGGCGTAGGTGACACTGCTCGCCACGGTATGGATGCTCTTTTAGGTGAAAAAGATGCAACAGGAAAGCGTGTCGGCGACGGTGTTTTGGCGAGAACCGTTAAGCGGCGCGGCGACCAAAATGAATTAGACCGATTGCAAACAGGTAGGGCCAATGAACTCACGCGACAAAAGACACGCGCATCACAAGGCGGACACCAATCTCTTCGCGATGAGCAAATGGCTCAATATCAAACTGACTTTGACGCTAATGAACAAGCCAAACAAAAGTTGCAAGGAGATATTGACCAAGCCGGACCTACCGCTGGTATCGGTGGACTCCGAAGAAAAATCAAAGAGTTGGGAGATGCGCGAAGAGAAGGTGCGCGAACGGTTGACCCTGCGGTAGCGGCGGCAGGAGAAGCGGCGAAGGATGCTATGGAAGGAGGGCCAGTTGATTCAGCGCTCACCGACAGTATCCCACCAATAGAAAACCCACTCACCGAAGAAGAAACGCCTATGGTTTCCGAAGTGGAAAACCCACTCACCGAAGAAGAAACGCCTATCGCTTCCACTGAAATGCCTCCACCCGAAGCAGGCGCGCCTCAAGCATCGCCAGCGGCGCTCAAGCCACAAGAAGTCTATGACCAGCAAATCGCGGGTCAATATGGAGAAGGAGAAACACCTTATTCTTCGCGTTCAAAAATGCGAGCAATGGGACGAGCCTTACAAAGCGGTTCATACGAACCGGGTGCGTTTACGCCTAAGACTGCGCAAGGAAGAGACGCTATGGCCGTTCTTGAGCGAATGGGTGTTCCGCGACCCGAAGCCGCTAAGACTGCGGTGGCGGCTGAAAAAGGCGACCCTAAAGCAAAGAAAGTTGTTGAACAAGCGCTCACGGAAGTGGAAAACCCACTCACGGAAGAGGAAGAGCCGATGGAGCCGATGGGTATTTCAGCACCATTGACGCTATCAGCAGACAACATTGATACGCGCGGATGGAATCTTTTGATGAAGCAATTAGCGATTAGGTGATGGCGTGTGGAATCGTTATCCCTTGAAGCAATAGAAGAAATCGACTTTGAAGTCGCGAAGCGTGACTTCAAGTTTTTCTTTGAAGAGATTCTTGGGTTTCAACTTTCAACGCACCATAATCAGTGGTTCAACAATCTTGAATCACACAAGCGTTATTGTGTCAAAGCGGCGCGTGACCACGGCAAATCGACACTGTTCCTCGGCTACATGCTTTGGAAGACAGCATTCAATCCTAAGACAAAGGCTGTGTTGATTTCGCACAGTCTTCACCAATCCATTCACCACATGCGTACACTCAACGACCTCATTGACGGCATACCCTTCCTCGCCAAGATGAAGAAAGCCGACAGTTGGTCAAAGACATTCTTCGGTTTCAGCAATGGTTCAAACATCAGCGCGAAGTCTGTTGGTGGTGCTATTCGTGGTATCCACCCCGACCTCATTCTTTGTGACGACATTCTGTGGGGTACAACAGATACTGAACTAATGAGAGTGGCATCTTGGTTTTACGAAGTTCTTGTGCCTACACTTCACCACACATCCAAACTCATGATTGTCGGAACGCCATTTACTCCGACTGACCTTTACACTGAACTTGAAAGTCGCGACGGGTATCTCGTTGAAACATACCCTGCTATCAACGCTCAAGGCATAGCCCTTTGGCCCGAACGATGGGACTTAGTAGCACTGGATGCGCGCAGGGCTGACATGCCTGCGATTGCGTTCGCGCGAGAATATCTTTGCGAACCTATGGACGATGTGAGCAGTCTGTTCCCATCAACCATTCTCCAACTTGCTAAAGACAGTACGCTCAAAATTATTGACCGCGAAGTAGGGGACCCCGATGACCAATACTTCGTTGGTTGGGACCCTGCTATCTCTTCCGATAGGGCGGCTGACTTTACTGTGATGGTGGTGCTTCGCCGCCCATCAACCAACCCCGAACTGCTTGAGTTGGTTCACGCAGTACGCCGTAAGAACATGGACTTCCGAACGCAGATTATGGAGATTCAAAGAATTAACGCGAAGTTTAATCCCGATGTTATTGAGTTGGAAGCGAACAACTTCCAGCGGGTCTTCGCAACTGAGTTGCGCGCAGATACAGATTTACCAATCAAGACATTCATTTCCACACGCCAACGCCGTGAGTCACTTCTCATGGGGTTGGTGTTGCGCTTTGAGAACGAGCAAATGCGACTGCCGTGGGGTGACGACCGTTCTCGCTCGCTCATGGCTGAACTTGAGAAAGAATTGCTCATGTTTGGTATGAGCAAGAAGGGACGGCTCGACAGCATTGGGCGACACGATGACTTTGCCATCGCTCTCGCTTTGGCTCATTGGGCTACTACCGAGTTCCGAGAACGAATCGTGGACTTGGATGATATAATGGCGGGGTTGTTGGACTGATGTATCCGTTTGATGAATGGGGGTTTTGAATGAGTTGTGATTGTCAATTTTGCTTCGCGGGCAATGCCGCGTTTGGCTACCTTGAGAAGAAGTTGTGTCCAGCGGGTAAGGCCGCGGCAAAGCGGAAGTTCAAAGTTTATCCAAGCGCGTATGCAAATGGATGGGCCGTTCAATACTGTCAAGGTAAATTCAAGAAAAAGAAAGGAGGCAAGAAGAAATGAAACTCAAGAAAGACAAATGCTGTTGCGGTGGCACAAAAAAAACTCCATGCGTTTGCATGATTGAAGGGAATCAATGTTCTGCTAAATCTCCCAAATGTCCATGCTATGCTTTGATGGATAAACAAAAAACTGCTTTGAAAAAGATGGTGCGTGTGGTATGACAGTTGAGAAAAACTTGAACCGTTGGTTCAAGGAAAAGTGGGTTGATGTTTCGCGCACAGGTAAGGATGGTAAGCATCCTCCATGTGGGCGTAGCAAAGCCAACAAATCCTCTAAGGGTTATCCAAAGTGTCGCCCATCTGTCAAGGTATCAAACAAGACTCCCAAGACCAGTGGCTCTATGTCATCGGGTCAAAAACGCGCGGCTACAAAACGCAAGCGTAGCAAAAAACAAGGAGTGGGCGGCAAGCCTACGGTGGTTAAGATGGACTACGAATACATAATGCATGAACCAATAACAGCGGAAGAATTAGCGAACATGACAAAAGATGAGATTGCGAAAGAAGTTTCTTTCTGCACATGTTGTTCACCAATGGAAATCTCATCAACCATGCTTAAGGCAAAGAAGAAGAGCAAACCCTTCCACGGGTACAACCCAAACAAGCATAGTAAGAAAGGTGGATTGAACGCTAAAGGTCGAGCCGCCGCTAAGCGCAAGAGTGGTGCAAACCTCAAACCCCCCGTGACAACCAAGCCAAGCAAACTCAAACCCGGCTCGAAGAAGGCCAAGAGGCGCAAGTCTTTTTGCGCTCGTATGAGTGGCATGAAAGGTGCTACGAGCAAAGGCGGTAAACTCACTCCCAAAGGCGCGTCGTTGAAAAGGTGGAACTGTTAATGCCAACTTACTGCGGGGAATGTTATCACACCCCCGTAATTTATCCTTTCGGATTTTGTAAACCCTGTTGGGTTAAAAATGGTAGTCCCTTAGCGATGGACGGGAGCGGTGAGGTGATTCATCATGAGCGGAATTGATTTGAGCACTATCGAAGAGATGTTGAGCAATCATCCGCTTGTTAAAACAAACATACGCGGACCCTCTTTTGGGGATGCTCCTACGCCTGTTTCTCAAGGCGAAGGGCAAGTGAATGCTAACCCTACACCCGCGCGCCCGAATCAACTTGAAGAGGCTGAGGAAGAGAGAAAGATGCGAGGGTTGATTGACCGACAAATAAAACGGTCACTCCCCGATGGTGGATGGTTCCAATCTATGTTCGGTCGCGATGCTGGTGATTTGGTCAAAGACTTGAGAATGGCTCGGCGTGAGAATAAAGATATGCGTGAGGCCATTGACCATGCAATTGACGCTATCCGTATTGCAAAGAAACAAGAAGTGGAGGCTACGCTCCAATCCATTGATTGGATTGGTAAGCATGAGAACACTGTTCGCAGTTTAGGGATAAACGAACGAGACTTACAAGCGCTAAGAAAACACGGCGGTTCGCGAGAATACTCTTTGCGACGAGCATGCGTTCAGTGGGAGAAGGCCAACGATGCCATAACCAAATTACTACTCATTGATGGAAACTTCAACGATGAGCAAAGAGCAATATGGAAACAGGCTCAACAACTCAAAAAAGATGCAAAAAAGGAATGGAGAAATTCTTTACACTCTGTTGATAACATCAAGAAAACTGATGCAATTGTGTTGACAAAAGCGCATGCAATTCTTGAAGAGCGTGGCCCTCTTTCTTCAAACGAGTTGTGTGCAAGCATTGAGAAGGCAAGAAATCTTTCTGCTAACCGATTAAGCATGATTCTCAAAATGCATGGTGTTGATTACAACATAGAGAAGATTGGCTCATCGTGGGGAATTGTACGCGACGATACTGTCATTTTCAAAGATGTATGGGCCTACGCCGCAGGGTTCCTTGACGCAGACGGTTACATTACCATCACGAAGAGGATGGAGCCGCGCGCTGGTTTCATCGCTACGGGTGAGCGAGGTAAGATGCATTGTGAGAATTTACACAAAGCACTTGGTTGTGGGGTTTTGCAAACTGATTTGAAAATTCATAAAAACAGCCGACGCACTCAACACCGCTTGCAATTTTACAGTGAAGCAGACTTAAGAAAATTGATGAAGGGTATTACCAAACATTTGCGAATGAAAAAGGGACAGGCTGGTGCGGTTATTGAGTTGCTTGATTTGCGCGGGCGTAAAACTGACATTATGAAATCTCGCCGTGATGAGTTGTATCGCATTGTTAAATGGTTGAATTGGAAAGATGTACCGGATAAACGCGAAGAACTGTTGAAGGAGTGGAACATTGATGAGGTGGGAGTTCGTGCAATGTTTAGTCGGGACGGTGAAACCCTTCGTCTCCTTGACGACGCTACCCGACTTGTGGAGATGATTTAATGGCAGAAAAACAAGGCTTAGTGGGGCGTTTCTTATCCTCGATAACGAAACCGTTCAACCGACGAACAACACCCGAACCGCAGATGCCTTTGTGGAAGACGGGTATTCAAGAACCTGTTCTTGTTCAAGGTGTATCAATACCTGCTCTTTACGCGACTGTTCAAGAATCAATTATTCTTCGCACTACGATTAACACTCTATGTCAAGAAATTTTTCGTCGCGGGTATTATTGGGAGAAGAAATACCACAAGAAATGCACGAACTGCGAAGAAGAATATCAACATGATACTGTCACTGAGTGTCGCATTTGTGGGAACGAAGAATTTGACAGTCCCGACGCTGACCAAATTCTTTACCCGCGATGGTTGATGAAACAGCGAAACAGCATGGACCAATCTTTTATTGAAGTGATGAAAGAGGTTGAATGGGATTTGGATATTGTTGACGATGCTTTCCTCATTCTTCTCAAGGAATACTTCATTGACCCCAGTAGTGGTAAAATTGAATTTTTCCGAATCAAAGAGTTGATTCGCGGCGACCCTACATTCATGCGTATTGTTGCTGATAAAGCAGGTAAGCGCGGAGGACGATACCTTCTATGCCCTGTTCACCGCGACAAGACCTACTCTCATAACGGGGACCACAAAAAATGTGAAATATGCTCTCTACCGTTGCAAGACATTCACTACATCAACACCGCAGGTAGTGGTAAAACACAGTATTACCTTGAAGGAGAAGTTCTGCATATATCAAAATTCAACCCATCGAAGTTGTATGGTCGTTCTCCTGTCGCGAGCATGTGGCGGCAAGCAATGAGCCTTACTGCTATGGATAATTACATTTACCTTGCATACCAAAAGCGACGCATACCGCGCGGTGTTCTTGCTATTACAACCGACAACATACAATCGACAGCATCCTTTTGGAAGGGAGCAGAAGAGAAGATGGAGCGCGACCCTCACTACATTCCAAAGGTTGGTGTTGAGTCAGCATCCGGTCGCGGTAAAGTCGAGTTTGTTCGTTTCATGGACAGTCTTGACGAGATGCAGTATTCTCAAATCCGCGATGAAATACGAATGCGCATAGCCGCGTTTTATGGTGTGTCCAATGTTTTCATGATGGATACTGGAAAATCGGGCGGTTTGAATAATGAAGGAATGCAAATTCTCGTCACCAACCGCGCTGTCGAATCGGGGCAAAAATTGTATTCCCGTGAACTCTTCCCTCGTTTGCTTGAGCAAATGGGTGTTAGTGATTGGTGTTTAACACTTTATCCTAACGAAGAAGAAGATGAAATCACACGCCTTCGTCGCGATGAACAAGAAGTCAACATTGCACAGCGCATGCAAGGGCTTGGTTTCCAGCCCGAACTTACAGAAGATGCCGGACGCGACATACGATTTACTTACAAGAAACCCGACCCACAAGAAGCCGCACAGCAACAGGCTGGCGGTATGGGCGGAATGGGAATGCCACCGGGTGGAATGCCACCGGGTGGCGGTATGCCTCCACCTATGCCGCCGGGGGGCGGCATACCTCCACAGGGTGGGGGTCCAATGATGCCGCCCGGAGGTGGGCTTCCGCCGGGCGGTGGAGGGCCTCCACCCGGTGGGCCGGGACAAATCATGATGATGGAGAAGGCTATCGGGCTTGGTGAAGGAACAGGGCAACGCGATAATGGACCTGCTCCTATCAGTTCCGAAACGCATCAATCGGGCGCTCCTTCACCTAAGAAAAATCAAAGGGGCGCGAAGAAAACACCCATAGAACAGGCCCTTGACAGCATCCAGTCTGCCACAGACCCCACCGCGAAACAAAAAGATAGCGGGTTCCAATAGGTTAAAGTGGTGATGCGTCTTCGTCGGAGGCATGAGCCTCCTAACGAAGATGGACCCAATGGTGCGCAAACTTGAATCTGCATTATCGGAGTTCAAAGTCGCGCTTGCTAATAACGACCTTGTGTCAGCAGAGCAATTCTTGCGTAGTATTCAATCAACCAGTGATTTTCTCGCCGACGATGTGACGCAAATTTACAAGTCCGAACAAGGGGGCAGTCGTGTTCTTGGTGTCAATGACCGATTCGCTGGTGGTGTACCTGTTATGCAATTCAATAGCACACAGGGTGTTATCGCGAAAGGTGACAGACCAATGGGTTACATTGGACCCGACCGCATTGGTGGAATCTTCAAGAAGCAAGGACAGGTGTGAACATGAGCGACGACAACACCGATGCTATGGTGTTGATGAAAGCGCTCATCAGCAAAATGGAATCTATGGACGCTGAATTAGTCAGCATGCGTAAAAGCATGGATTCTCCAATGACACTTCTCAAGCGCGCAGGATTTGTTCGAGCAAACACACCAGCCAACGAAGATGTTTGGGGCGACCCACTTCGCGGTGACCGTAGTGATGTTATTACTAAAGCCGCCAACGCTATTGATGATGCAGGAGTTAGCATGCCGGATTCAAACGAAGCATGGCACGAAATGGATTGGAGTGAAATTCACGCTATGGCTGACACAGCCGCACAAGCCGAAGGAAGGAGGATTGACCAATGAAGCCAATGAAAGTTGAAGCAGGTAAGTTTGCACCCGATGTTGATGAGATGATTCAAAAGGCAAACGAAATGATTGCTAAGGTTGACAAAGAAACCAAAGAGTTTGGTTCGGAACACGCTGATTTGTTTAGCGAAGTCACTGGTGTTGAACCTGTCAAGACAGGGTACTATGATACCAATCAAAGAATGATTAAAGTCGAAGACAAGAAGAAGACTGCTCCTAAGAAAGAAGAAGTGAAGTTCAAGAACGCGAATCCTCATGAGAATGCTTTGGAGGCGCATGAGAATAAAGCAGGCGACCCGTCCGATAAGAATCCTCAAGGAGCATACAACCTCACTGATTATCTTTGAGGTGAATGTGTGCGAGAAAACGCTTCGCAATATCACGCAAGAGTCGTCAACGACTTTTACGATGCTTTAGTCAAGGGCATTGATGCTCGCAACGAAGCGGCGAATGTTCTCTTTAGCGCACAGAACCTTAACAATCACGGTATCTCTTTCAGTCCACTTCTCAAAGATGCGAAGAATTATCTCGCAACGATGCTTAAACCAACAGCCTTTGAAGAGTCAAAAACCATCCGAGCACGCTCCACGAAACACGAACCTGCTCGTCATCCTCAACATCGAGCCATTCGTTTGTTCACAAAGGAGCAATTGGAGAAGGCGATTGAAGAAGGGAATCTCAACGCCATAGATGAGATGGTCCGCGACGCAACAGCGTGGAGGCACGAAACGCGCCCAAATAACGAACACCATGACATTATTGACACACCGCACCATCCAGTTCACGCTATGGGTTTGTTTCCAAATTATGGTGACGATGCGTCTTACGAAAGCATACCAGTCCTTCATCAATTGATGAGGAAGATGTTTTCGCGCGGAAGAGCAGGTGATTTCAACAAGGCGATGAAAAAAGCCGCGAAGAAGTTGCACCCTACTTTGAAGAAAGATACCCTGCTTGGTGCTTGGGGTGGTAACAATTTCAACATTGAGAAGATGTTTGACATAGGTTTTCAAGATTTCAAAAAGGATTATGAGAACAAATTTCCTCAACAGAAAGACCATTTGAAGGAGTATTTCGTTTGGGCCAAACAGTGGGAAAATGAAGGGTTACCTCGCGATTACATTATGCGGAAAGGATTTGATGAGAGCGGAAAGCCACATAACGATGCAGGCAGAACCTTGAGTAAAGTTGTAGCAGAAAACAAAGCCATCAAAACCGAAGATGGGCGTTGGGTGTACCCTTCACGGGAACGCATTGGAATTGACGCATACCGCGACGGTGTTTACATGTTGCCGAATGATATGATACGCGACATTACTCATTGGAAGTTGACGGGTGCTGAGAGCCAAAAAGAACTGAACCGCATAACAAACGGCAACACCGAAGTAGGTTCTTACATGGCGCTCCACGGTCGCGTCTTCAACACTGCGCTACGCCATTCTTACGCTGGTGGAGCATTGAAGAGGGGTGGTTCTCACATGGCTCCTAATCGTTACAAGATGGACAGTGACCTAAGACGAAAACTTGAGCAGTCTCCAAAAGAGTTCGCGAGTGAAATGGCTGACAATATCAAGAAAGGTCGGCGCTTGAATGACATTGCACCCTTCCAAGATAGTTTGCTACAAAGTTTTGATTTTTCAAATACAGTCGATGAATACGCGAAGGAAAAGGGTTTAGAGATAACTGGCGGAGGGGCTTATCCTCATCATATCGTTGACGAACTTTTTGGTACAGAATATATTGAAATGACTGACGAAATACCCGATTTCAAAACACTGCTTGATGATGGATTTTTCAAAGGCAGTGCCGGTGAAGAACTTCTCAACGACTTTGCTCAAAAAGCAGGTGAAGCCGTAGCGTTTGAAGGCAAGATGGATTTGATGATGGAGTCTATGAATGACTTTCATTACACTCGCAACTATCCCGAAGATTGGAGTGACCCGAAGGATGCAAAAGATGAACAGACTGTGTTAGGGATAATGACGGAAATCATGGGCGCTCATGGAAATCAAAACGAAGAATTTGATGATTTTGGATACTTGCGCGATGGTGCAATGCCGGGTGTTTGGTTTGATACCCTACGAGGCGAAGAAGGTGAGCAGGAGCGTCTTATCGTCCCCTCCTTCCGTCAAGACTTCCCTAACAGGAAAGTAGGGACTCAAGAAGGACCAAAGAAGGGTCGCGTGAAGGAAAAGTTACGCGACTCATTCAAAATGGTTGGCGATGAAGCCCTCGATGAACAGAATCTCGCTCGCTTGAAATTAACTGCTGATAAGAACGGATACAGTCAAGGTGAGGTTTTTGAGATGGAATCTCAGTTCAAAGATGGCAAAGCGGTGTATGTTGACTTGAAGGATGCTGAGAATCCAGCCGCGGCAACTCGCGCAGTTGGTCGTGGTGTAACGGCGGACATGGAAGCATTCACCAAAGACATGCCTCGTCCGCGCGTACCATCAAGTGACACGCTCGCACCGTTCGTTGGAGCGGAAGCACATTTCATGGCTGACCCTTCGGACATAACACACATCTTAGGAATGGATGGGTTGCATGAATCGCATGATTTAGTATCAAATCATCCATTGTCCGAAATTGACTTGTTGCGCGCTAATGCACACAACAAAGGGCATGAAAAATTGTTTTTAGCGGAACACTTG